GGGCTGATTCTCTGACCGAGTGACGAAATGAAGCCTTGGCCGACGTCGATGAAAGACCTCTGCCGGTCGGGGCGGAGTAGCTGAGACGTGTTCTCTGCGGTCTTCTTTGTATTGGCCGCGATTTCTAGTTGTGTTTGGTTTGATTGCTCGATGACGGAGAGCAGGTTTTCGGCAATACCTATATCGCGATTTATTTCAGAAGTCAAAGACCCAAGTTCTGGGATGCCTAATTGCGATGTATCCACGCCGCCAATAACATCCGAACCCCTGCCTATGCTTGACCAATAGGCAAGAGCTTGCTGTTGTGCCTGCAATTTTGGGATAACTGCGCTTAATAATTCGGGGGGCACCTGCCCAGAAAGGCTTTGTAATTGTGCTATGAGAGACGTCAAATATCCTGATGCACCGCTTAACGACATCCCTTGTATGTTGCTGACTGAATTTGCAATTGCTGAAAATGACCCTATGGCGGCCTGCTGAGCTGCCCTCTCGCTCAAAAATCGAATTAGGCTTTGTGGGTCTGCTGATTGCCCCCCGAATAGCTGCCCTTCAGATATAGAACCGGCTTCTGATGACAATACCCCTTGTATTGCTGACTGACGCTGTGAAAGCCTGTTGCGCTCAACTGTGCTGGCATCTACTCCGCTAAGCGTTTGCCGCTGCGCCTCAATATCTACAAGACGCAGTTGTCTTTGCAGGTTCTCGAAAGGCAGCTTGGCTTGCGATTCCTGAATCGCGAGCATGTTCTTTTGGTAGTTTGCCTGAAGCTCTAAAAGGGCTTTTGCTTCCTCATCTCTGCGCTTTTGTTCTTCAGCTTCTCTTGCGCGCTGTGCGTCTGACTTGCCGAAAAGACCCGTCAGCAAAGAGATTGCCCCGCCGGCTGCGCTTATGCCTTGACCGATCAGGCCGAATGATTTGAACTTATCTGAAAAGCCCGCGATGCCAGTCGATAGGCCGCCTAGACCCGAGACAACGCCGCCGGCGCTTCGCGCGTTAGCTAGTTGCGCAAAACCTGACGCAGTGGCATTTGCTGCCCCTAACGTCCGAGAAAACGATTCCGCTTGTATTGCTGCGACCTTTCGAGTGTGCGCCTCTTGCGCCTTTTGCAGCTCTTTCTGTACCTGCTCTTTTGTTTTCTTTTCAGTGTTTGCAAGCTCAAAGATATTGGCCCGCGCCTTACCATACGCAGCTTCTTCTGCAATCAGCGCGGCTGTGGTGCGGTCTTCGATGTATTCGGCGGTGGCTTGTTTTAGCTCATTGCGGATTGCCTTTGATTCGATGTCAAAACGCTTGATGGCTTCGCGGCCTTCGGCTGATTCGGGCTTTACTTTTGCTAGGTATTCGGCGTATTCGTCAGATAGCTTTTTTAGCTCATCGCGCGCGCGAATGAACCTATATTCTGGGGTAGCTTTCCCGCCCGCATTATCTCCCGTTGGGCCTTTGCCGGTGCCTGATTCGGTAGCGTAAAGCCCCGCTCTGCGAAGGTCTGCATCTCGCTGAGACGCTAACGCGCCTTCACGGCCTGAAAGTAAACCACGCGCCTCAAAACCGCCAGGCAAAATTACGCCGCTTGTTGCAAGGTCTTTGATGTTTCGACCCGTCGCCCGTTCGGCGTTTTGTATCATCTTGTCATAAGCTCTGACGTTTTCAGCAAGCCTCATGCGCTCACGGTCAATATCTGCCGCCGCCGTATCGCGCTGCTTGTTGTTTATGGCGTCGATGACATCGGAATAGTTCTTTGCCTTGGCCGCCAAGGTGTCATAGTCAAGGCCCAAAGCCTGAGCTTTTTTCCTAAGTTCTTCTTTACTTTTCGCAAGCTCAATCTCTTGTGCTATAGTCCGTTTGTTTACTGAATTTAACTGCTCAACCCTGTCGCCTAATTTCTTTGCCTCGTCGGCTGAATCCTTGTACCGTTTGACAATGTTCTCAGGCTTGTACTTTGTAGAAAGCTCATTGACAGCCACCGCAATGGCTGTTGTACCTGCGACGATTGCCGCAATGGTCAAAATTATCGGGTTAAATGATAGCAGGGCAAGCGCTTTGCCAACCGCCATAACAGCCGGTACGACGGCAGCAAGGGCCCCACCAAAAAGGATTATCGACTTCGACCCGCTATCAAGCCCGCCAAACCATTTCGCGAAACCTTCTGCAATAGTTGCGAGCGTCTTGTAAAACGACTTTAGCGCCGGCTCTAAGCCTTTACCGACTGCCGCCATGGCCTTTTCAGTTGAAGCCGTAAACCCGTCTTGCGCACCTTTGAGAGTGTCAACAGCCTTTGCAGCATCGCCTGAAAACTTTGTCGATTCTTTCAAAACTCCATTGTAAAACTTCTGCATAGCAGCAGCTTTACCCATGGTCTTGATGTTCTCATTATATTGCATGTTGAGAACTTTGATCGGCACCCCGATGTTCTCAACCTTCTCTGCGCTATTCGATAAAAGGCCAGATAGACCAGATTGTACAGCGGCCGCCCCGTCGCCGATTGTGTTCTGAAATGCCGCAATATCTGAAAGTGCATCGACAAAGTTTTTGGCCTGTTTTTCGTCGAACCCTAACGCGATGGCGTCGGCGTATGAAGACGCCGCTTGGTTGAGATTGAGAAAACCTTTATTCGCGAGCTGATCGACATTCTGTCTCGCCTTGTCTATCGACCGCCCAAAACCCTTTGCAATAGAATCGACGCGCAAAAACGCCGCTTCCATCTTGTTGAACTCGGTAGCCGCACGGGAGAAAAACCCCTTAACGGTATTCGCAACCGCTGCCCCGGCAATGGCGTTGAACACGTCGCCAAACGATGCCCCGGCCGCCTTGCCCATCTGCGCGCCGGCTTCTTTACCTGTCTTGGCTGCCTCAGACTCTACGTTTTTGAGAGCCTTTTTTACATCCTGTAAATCAGCCTGAAGCTTTAAAATTAGTTCATCGACGATCATTAAACGCCCCCATGAACTTGAATAGTGTCAGACCTGAGCCGCGAATGTACCGAATAGCTTCGCCGCTTTCGAGTCGCAAAGTCACCTCGCCATCGTGTGACATGTGCAAATCCATGTAGCGCGCGTAACGGTACGCAACCGCCATTCGGTACACGGTTACGGGGAGCCTCAGAATTATGAGAATCCAAAGGATGAGACGCTTGATTATTCTCATGCCTGCAAAGCCTCTTTCATCATCTGGGCCATAGTCTTACCTGATGGCCCGCGCGTCTCCATAAGCTTGATTTCTTCTGTCTCGTTGGTTGCGAGCTTCCGCAGGTCGTCTGTCAATTCGCGTATAACATCCTCTGGGTCGTGCTGTATTCTCCACAGCCGGACAGCGTCGTCTATGATCTTGCGGGCTATGGCCTTTGCCAATTGCGCCGCTTCTTTTGCCGTCGAGCCGATGGCGACTTCATAGGGTAGCTTGTGAACGTGAACTCCTAGCCAAGAGGTCAGGTTCAAAAGCCAGTCGGGGTCGGCGTTGGCTTCTTTGGCCTCACCCACGAACCCCGCCGCTTTTAGGATTGCGTCAATTTGCCGCAAATCCCATCTGGTAACAATCTTCGAAGTAGTGAGAAGCCGGACGATTCTTTTCAAGTGCATTACGGCGTCTTTTTCAATTGACGTCGATTTAGCCGCCTGTAATGCAATATCGCATTCACCCATAATCTCAAGGGTGATGCGAGGCTTGATTGTGAACCGTCCGACTTTCATTAGGTCGTAGTAGTCACCACAAGGTTAGGTGAAGCCACAGCCAAAACTGTGGCCGTCACGTTTGACGAACCGTCAGCCACCCACGTCATCATACCTTTGTTTTCTGATGCGTTCGAGTCGCCTACAGTCAAGTCGCCTGTGCTTGAGCTTGCCCACGTTGAACGGCGCGAAACCGGTATTACGTAGACGTTTGAAAGTTTTGTGATAACGGCGTCGTCTACCGCAATCGCCTGAGTCGTACCGAACATACCCCGCGTAAACGTGCCTTCGATCTCGGTAGCGGAAACAGCGGTTTTCGCGGTAAGCTGAATCACCTCTGTGCCGATGTCGAAATAGTCGCCGACTGACCATGTGGTCGCATCTGCTATGCCGTCTACGTTGAAAGTCGCGGTAGTCGCAGTGATGTCGCCGGCTTCGTTCAGCGCACCTGTATTAGTTGACAGGTCGTAGTATGCTGCGTGCGAGTATACCTTTACGACTCGTGAACTCGTCATGGTCATCGCTGACTGATGCTTGTGCGGTGCGCGGCTCAGACGTTCAGTTGTGATGAACACATGTTTAGGTGCCGATTCAACTGCCGAGTGGTCGCCGAACAGACCGTAGGTCAAGTCTGCGCTAACGTCTTCATTTGGCAGGATGCGGAAAGGCACCACGATTGACCGTGCGCCGTCTCGCTTGCCCATAATCTGAACCTGTGAAAGGTCAGGGACAGCCTGCCAGAACATGATATCATTCGAGAAGTCGTCTGCGTCCACACCTACAGGGTGCAGAATCAGCTCAACTGAACTATCGAACATGTCGAGCGAGCGTGAGCCAAGACCCCATGCCAGTTTCGCCCCGTCTATGATCGGGTATACCTGCGGGCCTGCAATTGTGTTGAACAGGTGCGGGAATTTCGTCTCATAGAACTCGACGTTTACCGTCGGAGCAGCCCCGCTCTTATTCAGTGCGGTTATTCCGACGAATTGTGCAGTGTCCGATACCTCGCGATAGGAAAGCCCTAAAGTTACGGCCGTCGTGTCCTGTTTTGTGTATCCACCTGATACCCCGTCAAGTTTGACGTCGTACTCGGTGAAAACAATGTTTTGCTTATTGTTTGCCATTTTAACTCCTTACTGTGTACTCTACGAGCTGATCGGCTAGCCAAAGGTTGCCGAATTGGCTTGCGTAGCCTTTGAAACCCCCAACCGCGCGCCACCTGAGAAAGTCTAAACTGCCCAGTGTTGTCGTCGCTTTGAGGTTGTGTAAAATCACGCCGTCATTGCCGCAGAGCGTAAGCCACCACGTCTTTAATTGTTGCAAAGCCTCGTCCGGCGTCGGTGCGACACTCCACATCATCGCGCGGCCTTCCTGAATTGCGCCGAACGTCGCATTATGCACGTCGTCATCTGGCAGGTCGTCGATTTTGATTAGTACATTCCTGAAACCTTGAGCGCTGACAATCGCCTCTTGATCTGGGGCGGTTATCCCTTGGCCATATGAAGTCTCGACCAAAAGCGAAGGGTAAGCAGTGTTAAACGCTTCGGCCATGTCGTCGATAATAGATGTATAACTCACGCGACACCCCTGAGCGCTCGCGCATAAGCAAACCACATTCTGCGCTGCACTTCGACGTCTTTAAGTATCCGCTCAAACCACTGTGCGCCGTTTGGGAAGCTTGTAAGGTTTCCTTCTTCTACCGCCTCACGATATGCGGCGCTGTATCTTGCACGATTACCTTTACCCCGTGCACTCCGTCTTGCTGTTGCAGATATCAACGATAAAAGACGCGCCATGGCCCCGCCTGTAAAATGGTGCCGCTTTGCGTATTTACCGGATGCGCCTTCAAGCTGCCCATATTGCGCTTTTACATAATCTTGTGTTTTCTCGTCGCCAAACTTGAGAGCGACGCCGCCGTCTAGCTCTATCACCTTGCCGGATCTTCTCAAAGCCCCGGTGTCAATCGGTACAAACGGCAATACGTGGGCTAAGCCGACGTTTGCCGCAGCTCTCAACGCCTTAACCTGCATAGATTGCAGAGCGCGCATGATCTTCGCTTCATCCATTCGCGCCTCGAATCATGCCTTCCTCTCTCAGTAGATACACGTTTATGCCGGCCATCCCGCCGCGTTGCTCTACCCTGTAAGGCTTCATCACCCCGTTGCCGTCGTCAGAGATGACAAAAGCACCGCTCTTTATGGATTCTGTCGAAGTAAATTTACCTTGGTACGCCACTGCGTCGCCTTGCTTGTTTTGCAGGACGAGAGATTTCATAGACCATGTAATGGCCTTAACTGGGGCGGCCTTTACATATTGTTTATTCACTAAGTTGGCCCGGTAAAATTTCACGCGGCCCCCAGTAGGTCGGCGGCATCGTCCATAAATTGCACAGGGTAGGGCGTGACAATATGCCTGCAATTGAACTTCCAAAGGTGAGTTTCTTTGTCGGCTTTGATTTCTTCGACGGTCTTTAATGAAGCAGCGCCCGGCCATCGCTTCGAAAGTATGTCGCGGCCTTCGCTTGAAAAAGCAACAATCTTACCCTCCCATGGCTTGCAAGAATCCGTTGCGCCGTGGCTCGATATCTTGCCGGTGTAAATGCCGGATTCCGCTGCGTCCAATTGGGTCACCGTTCGGTGAATATCCGCAGAAGTGGTATTTGCGCGCCCGTCAAGGTACGTATTCAGGGGGTAGTTTTTACCGTCGCGATATTTCACAGTGTCGCGCCCGCCATATTTAGCAGTAAGATCAGACCACGCTTTCTCGATATCCTGCGCACCGGTTGTTCTTGCGGTTATTGATTCTGTCTTTAACTGTCTCAGGCCTAATTCAGCCGCAACCGCTGATACAGATTTATCGGCTGCCGCCGCTCGTAACGCCTTTGCCTTTTCTTTGAGGTTGATGTCCATTGATAGCATAAAGCCGTCGATATTGCGCACGATCTGGGATCTCAGGTTTTCTATGAGCCGGTTGCTGATTTGGCGCGATACTTTAACTAACCCGCCATCGATGTACTGTCGCAGAGACCTGATGAACTGATCATGAGCTTCGGCGGCTATTTGCTCCATCGTATCGCCTGCGAAGAATCGTAGAATCGGCCGGCTCAAGGTGTTTTCGTATTTCTTTAATGCCGCCTCAAACTCCTGCTGATTTTTTGACAGAATCCATGCGGCATCGTCGATCTCTGCATATCGCCTGCGGATGTCATTTACCGCGCGCAGCATGTCGTTCTTTTCCTCACGGATGGCCCAATCTGACTTTTTAACGGCCATAGTATGCCCCGCTACGGTTCCAGAACTCGTCGTTTATTTTGATCTCCTCGCGGTATTCGCCCCGAACTTTCTCAACCAAATATTTAGCGTCTTCGTCTAAAGTCGGGTTGCTTATGTTCTGAATGACAATTTCGCCATCGTCGAACGATGTGCGAGTTAATTCGCCTATCACTTTTGCCCGGTCTCGCATGTCCATCACCTTCATGAGGTGAATCGACTGGAGAATCGCCGCTTTGTTTAGGTCTGCGTTTGTGGGGAGCCATAAAGAGCCATCCTGGTTGAGCTGTTTATGATATCTCACAATGTCTTTTGTAGCTTTGACTACACACCGCGTTTGCTCGTCTGTCGCTGTCGCTGTGGTAAACGTAATTGCGTCGTTATCGGACGCTGCCTCAGCCAATGTCGGGTAAAAAGTGATTTCAACCGTCCCGCCGTTATAGACCGCCCCGATAACTGTGTAAGTCGTCGCCGTGCTGTCGTTTGCGATAGTGAATTTGTCACCCGCTGAGATAGGGTTTGCAGAATCCTGAAACCCATCAACGGACATCGACCTACTGCTCACAGCATAGCCAGCGGCGTTATTGATTGCGCCGATCAGGTCTATGCTGGCTGATTGTAACCACTGACGCTCGCCGTTAGCGAGTGCATAGGTGGTTACTTCAGCGATGGTGCAGTAGGTCGATTCCATCTTATATGGTTACCCGATCAACAGAGCGATGTGCTCAGACTGAACAGCCTTGACGCCCCATGCGAGCGCGACTTCTATGTGGATCTGGCGGTACTGTTTCCAGAGCGAGATTTCAAAAGTCAGGCCCGTATTCGGGTCGGTCATATACATACGGTCGGCAGCACCGTCGCCTTCGATGGGGGCCAAAGGCGCACGAGCGATAAGCTTCAGGGCTGAGCGAGAAAACCCGACGTTCGGGGTGTACGAGCCGCCAATTGTCATCTCGGTTGCGTCTGCGATTGTTGCACGAACGCCCGGATTGCCGATGACGATATCACCTGTGGTCGAAGTCAAACCAGTGTTCACAATGTACTTATTGTTTGCGTCTGTTGCAAACGTAACAACGTCGCCGGCTTTAATACCAGTCACGTTGACAGTGCCGCCGTCGAGAGTCAGAGTAGTTTGGCCCACTGCTTCGCCTGAACCGTTGTTGATATCGTAGCCTGTACCCGCGCCCGCTGTGTGAAGAGAGATTTGGCCAGATTCGTACACCTGAAAACCATGAACAGGAAGCAGTGTGCCACCGCGCAGGGTTTGGTCAGAACCGGCATATGAAACTACACCGAGGTTTGCGAGAGTTCGCATTTTCGCGCCCGCTGCGGTGTTAATCACCATAGCACGGTCAGACATTGGCGCGCCGTTGTCGTCAAGGATGCGGCGAATTTCTGCCATATCGATGAGAGACGAACCAAAAGGCGTTGTGCCCGCTGTGCCGTATGCGCGTGAAGCGTGTGTGTAGGCTTCTACGAAAAGGTCGGCTTCGATCTCATTTACCAGAGCGCGGAACGCCTGAGCGAAACGCTGAGTCTGAATCGTACCGTAAACGCCGCCTATACTGCGCTGCTCTTCGCCTGTCCACATGATTGGCACCATTTTTGACTTGCTGATGGTCGCGTCTGTGTAGGTCATTGTTTGACCGCCAGAGTCTGGGGCATAAGCGCCCGCTGTGATGCTGGTTGTCGATGCTGTAGGCGCGATAGGTGTACGGATAGTTTGACCAACCGCCGCCTGCTCTGCGCTTGCGTCCATCGTCGCTGCCGGGATAAAACCGGTCAATTCACGGGATACGATTTCCCACGCGGTATATGCGTTGTTAATCAGGCCCGTCAGTGTGTTTGCACTTGCCATTATTTCCTCACTTGTTAATCAATCACCTTCCCGCCGTCCTTTATGAATGCAGCCTGAGCCGCAGGGGTCTGCGCGAAAAAGTCGGTTCTATTCATCTGTTTCGATTGTATGCTGGCAGTCCCGCCGGCTGAACCTGCGCCTGCGGAGAGTGTATTTTGCAGCAAAATCTTGTTGTCATCGCGAGCAATCCATTTCGAATATGCCTCTGCGATATCCAACTCTTGCCCGTCGATTTCTGCAACGGTGAGAAATTCACCATTCTTCTCGATGAGCTTTGGCTTTGCTTCTGCGTTGAACAGTGTTGCGGCTTTGTTGATGTCAATCAAACCCTTGGTCTGTCCTAGTGCCTTAAATACTGAATTGTTCACCTTTTCAGAGTGAAGACTTGCGCGAAGGCGTTCAGCCTCTGCTTTGTGCTTCTCTGCTTCCTTGGCGACACGTTCTGCATCTTTGGCCGCTTTTTGCGATGCCGTGAGACCGCTTGTTTCTACTTCTGACAGCCTGTTTTTCAGGTCGTCGTAATCAGATACTTTCGCGGTCAATTCCTCAATCTGTGCGCGATATTGCTCTTTTGCATTTGTCTTAGATTTCTCTATGACACCTTCGAGCAAACTTTTCATGTCCACTTCATTGAGTTTTTTTGGTAATGATACTGTTCGGCGGGTTTTTGGGTCAACAAACTCATAAACCTCGTCTTCAGTTCCCGGCTGTGCCGTTATAATCCATTCGCCCATTATTGTTCTACCTCTTGCTGAGTTGCTTCACCATTTAAGCCCGGTTCGTCAGGTAGACGTTTAAACTCTTGATCTGCAAGAGCCTTCGCGTTTTCCTTTGGGAAAAGCATTTTGACGATCTTTTCAAGGGCGATACGTGAAAGGTCAGGAAGGGCCATGTCGTAAACAGCCTTCAGCCTCATAAATTCAGCAGCGACGTCGCTCTGCTGAAATTCTCTTGTGTACTCGATCTTGATCTGATCTTCATAATAATTTTCGCCCATCCACTTGCCAGCGATGCGGAAAATAAATTTTTCGCATTCTTCGAGGGCTTGTGAACCTGCTTTTAATAGTGCTTCTGTCTTTTGAAATTCTTTCCCCATGGCGGCACCGCTCTGGACATAGCTTTTGTCCCGGTCAACGTCCATGCCGATTTTACGGAAAATTTCGAGGATGTAGATATTCAGGGCTTCTTTGAATGAGGATATTTCTTCGAGCTTGGCCCCGTCAAAATATGGCCCTTTACCGGCCTGAGCGTTAAAAGCCACAATCGGCGAATCAGAAAGCCCCTTTTTGGCTATCTCTTCTGGCAAGTCGTCTTTTGCCACAATCGGGAAAAACAGGCTTTTGAATGTTCCGCTCGCGAGCATCTCTTCAAGGTAGCTCATCACATTGTAGATGGCTTTTGACAGTATCGCGATGTCTTCCATCGGCGAGTCAGATATATAATCATCTTCGATGTCGCGAAAGTTCACGAAATGAAAAGGCACCTCGCCGAGTGGGTGCGGTACAGGCTCGCCAGGTATAACGCTTTTCTTTACGTCTTCTTTGATCTCGAAGTCTTGATAATATTGCCGAGTCCACAGTCTGTAGATTTTTGTAGGCTTAGCCTCAGAAAGCGGCGATTCTTTCACCGTGCGCGAATCATCGAGCAAAACCCATTCAAGGTTCAGCATGTCGTCACATGCAAAATCACGTATCTGCCACGGCGCGTAGATACACGCATACGGCTGCACCTTCGCCGCCAATCTGTCGGCCTCTGTCCTGATTACGTTAGGGTCAAACGATGGCGAATCTACCAAAACGCCCACAGTGTAGCTTGCCGCTTGCGTCGCTACTGACTGCATGAAAGCATCGATGCCCTTGCGCTTTGATGCACGCGTTTCTATCGGCTTTAACTTATCTGGAATCTTGCGGTCTACTGGCTGTGCCCAAAGAAAGCCAGTGAGCAGGTCAACAATTGGCTGAAGGAAGTTAATGTACACCGATCGCTTTTTGCGCTTCTCATACGC